TCATTGATGAGTCCTGCAATTAGAGAAGCATCTGCTCAGTTAAGAGACGGAACAATAACTGAACAGCAGTATGTTGATGTTCTTAATAGAGAAATTGCTTCGTCAAAAGACAAGTTAAAAGCCGACGGAAAAAATATTGCTACACTTGCTGCCTTAGGCAATACTGCATATGACGGAACTTTAGCATTAGCGTCTATGGGCGACGGATTAAAGTCTGTAGAAGAAGTAAGTGCAGAGCAAGCAGCAGCACAAGAACGCGGACAAAAATCACTTTTAGATTTTGAAAGAATGATTCAACAGGTTAGAAATGTTATTTTTGGTGCTCTTGTAAACAGCGGCATCTTTGATACGATTATGGATAGTTTCGAAGACTTAACAGCAATGTTTAGTGTAGACGGCGAAGAAATGGGATCTGGACTTAGTGCTTTAACTGACAAAGTAAAAGAAATAGCAAGCGGCGTAAGCAAAGTTTTTGGACAATTTGTAAGTGATGTTAAACAGTTTGGATTTGACAAAGCATTTTCATTACTTTGGAGCGAGACACTAAAACCAAAACTGTCCGAAGCATGGGAAAAGATTAGCACAGGCATTAGAGAAACTGTGTGGCCAATGTTTAGAGACGGCATGCAAAGTGCAGCAGATTATCTTACTGAAAAATTAACTACTTGGTGGCAAGGCATAGATTTCAAACAGATTCTAATGGAAAACTGGAAGACGTTTGGTGTAGTTGCAGGAGGCTTACTATTAGGAGCATTTGTTGGTATACCTGCACTAATTGGAGGAGCACTAATACTTGGCATCGGCGCACTGTTTGGTGCTGAACTGTTTTCAAACATCGGTGCAAAACTATCTGAAACATGGACATCATTCACAGACGGTATCTATGAAATGTTTTCTGGAGTAGCGGAATTTTTCCAACCAGCAGTAGATGTCTTTAGGTCAGTAGCCGATGGTATTAGAAGTATAATAAGTGGTATTACTGGATTTATTGGCGACATAATTAGCAAAATTCCAGGTGCAGGACTAGTTACTGATGGACTAACCGCAGTAAGCGACTTTTTTGGATTTGGAGAAGAAAAAGCAGAAGAAGCCATTGCAGCAGCCGATCAAAGCACAATGCGTGTACTAGAAGGCGAAGAAAAAATTGCCCATCTAAAAGAAGAAAGAGCAAGAGAACAAGAAAAATTTGATAATGCAAAATCTAGAAGAGAAAAATCTCGTGCAATGGAATGGATTAGAATGTACGATCAGGCTATTGCGCAAGAAGAAGCAGCATTAGCAAATACCACAGCAGCAAGAACAGAATCTGCAGAAAGAGAAGTAACTGCTGCTGAAGCCGCAGCAATAGAAGCAGAAGCAAAAGCCGCAGCAATTTCAAGTCTTCAAACTGCCCTTGATGAAGAACGATTAAGATATCAAGATCTTACTACTAGAGAAGAACTCGAAGCATCTAAAGAAGTACAAGAAAATCTTAAACGTATGTTAGCAGAGCAAGAAGCAGCAGCACAAGAAGTTACTGATGCAAAAATACAAGCCGCTGAAAGCGAAAAACAATCCATAACTGCTACATTAGATGACACTGCTAGTACAGTAGCAGATCTTGCTAAACAAATGGGAATCGATCCATCTGAAGGGTTAAGTGCTACTCTGCACGGCGGAGTCCCAACTGAAATAAATGGACGACCAGTTCCGATGTCTATGCTTTCAGAAGATCAAAAAAATAATATACTTGCATCAAAAGAAGCACAATCATATATGCCAGATGCTGGCAATAGATCAAAAAAACAAGTAAAAAGCCCAGAAATAAAAGCACTTTCAGATGCACTTACACAAGTTAAAGATCCTAAAAACTACGCATCAGATATACATTCTGCACAACAAGGACAATTTTTAACACCTGCGCAAATGGCTGAAGCATTTGGATTTTCACCAGGAGCAAAAATACAAGGTGCTGCTTCGTCAGAATTAGATGCAGGAATTGTAGGAGCATCAGAAAAATTAAAAGGATTGCAAGAAAATCTTGACATTGAAGCAATATCCAGTTATAATAAAAAGATGGGTGAAGCAAGTGATCTACTTTCTGACATGAAAAACATGATGGCAGAAGCACAAATTAAAGAAACACCTCAACAAACTGGCGATAGCGTAATGTCGCAGTTTGAAAAACTAGATCAGTTAAATAATACACTTGGATCGCTTTTAGCAGAAACTCAGGCAGGAAATACGATAACTAAAAGACAACTGCAAATTGCAAAACGTGCAGGTGATATGATAGGATAAATTATGGCGTGGAAAAAATATTTTAGCCCGGTAAAAACAGCAGACAATCCTAACGGAAGTTACTCTCCAATAGGAGGTCCTCGCAGTGGCAACAATCCAGGGCCAGCACGTTCAAACTATTCATCATATTTGCCAGATGTGTATGTAGGAAGTCCTAATCGTGTTGAACGTTACGGACAATATAATACAATGGACTTAGACTCCGAAGTAAATGCAGCACTTGATATATTAGGAGAATTTTGTTCACAACTAAACAGACAAAATAATACTCCTTTCTTAATGCAATTTAAAACAAAAGCAACAAATTCAGAAGCAACAATATTACAGCAGTATTTGCAACAGTGGTGTAAACTACAAAATTTTGAAACAAAAATGTTTAGAATTTTACGCAATACATTTAAGTATGGCGATCAATTCTTTATAAGAGATCCTGAAACTAAGAAGTGGTTTCATGTTGACCCAGCAAATGTTAGTAGGATCATAGTTAATGAAAGCGAAGGCAAAAAGCCTGAGCAATACATTATAAAAAACTTTAATTTAAATTTTGTTGACAATGTAGCAACAACACCGTTTGAAACAAACGGAAATGTAACAGGTGGCGGCAGCGGATATTTAACAGGCGGTGTACGCGGAATGGTTGGACAACCGCAACAGTCTATGAGTGGAAATAGATTCATGACTGAAGAACGCGAAGTTGCAATAGACGCAGACCATGTAATACATCTAAGTCTATCTGAAGGCTTAGATACGAACTTCCCATTTGGTAATTCACTATTAGAAACAATATTCAAAGTCTACAAGCAGAAAGAACTGCTTGAAGATGCAATTATTATCTATCGTGTGCAAAGAGCACCTGAACGCAGAGTGTTTTATGTAGACGTTGGTAATATGCCAAGTCACTTGGCAATGCAGTTTGTCGAAAGGGTAAAGACTGAGATACATCAGAGACGCATACCGAGTTCGACAGGAGGTGGCACGAATGTCATAGACAGTTCCTACAATCCGTTGAGTATTAACGAGGACTACTTCTTCCCGCAAACTGCTGAAGGGAGAGGATCAAAAGTTGAAACACTACCAGGCGGAACTAACCTAGGTGAAATTGACGACTTGCGTTATTTCACTAACAAACTAGTACGCGGTCTCCGTATCCCTTCATCCTATCTTCCTACTGGAGCAGACGACAGTGCTGCACAGTATAATGACGGCAGAGTTGGTACTGCATATATTCAAGAATTAAGATTTAACAACTATTGTGAAAGACTACAAAAACTTCTTATAGAAGAATTTGATAGAGAATTTAAACGTTACATTCTAGAAAAAGGTGTAAATGTTGATACATCAATGTTTGATCTTAGTTTTCAACCTCCGCAGAACTTTGCTGCATATAGACAAAGTGAAATTGATAACGCTCGTGTACCAACCTATTCGCAGATGAGTGCTATACCTTACATTTCAAATCGCTTTGCAATGAAACGTTTCTTAGGACTAACCGAAGAAGAAATTGCAGAAAACGAACGCATGTGGCGTGAAGAGAATGATGAAGAATTAAGTGCTTCTCCTAATGATCCTGCAAGTGAAATGCGAGGAGCAGGAGTTAGCGGAGCAGGACTAGAATCAGATCTTGGAAGTATGGAAGATCAAGTACCTGGTGCTGAACAACCAATAGAAGGCGGAGAAGGCGAAGGTCCTACAACTGCAACTGGAGATGAAGCAGTAGCACCAGCAGCAACTGACCAAACAATATAAATACTATTATGATTTTACGTGAATTATTTTATTTCGACAAGCAAACTGGAGAGCCAGTAGAAAACGACATGTATTCTCCTGAGGATGATCAATCGCCAGTTAATCATGACGACACACGTAAAACTCGTTTAACACTCCGCCAAATTAACCGTGCACGTAAATCTAGTGAGCAACATAAACAAGAACAAGTGAAAGAACTTGATTTTATAAGACAAATGTACGGCATTGCTGCAAATGCAGAAGAAGGCGGAGTTTAAGTTATTTGGCTAAGGTTGACAAATCTCAGTTATCTAAAGCAGAGTGGAAAAAATTAAAAGAATTCCGCAGAAAAGAAAAAGCATTAGCACGTTCTGAGAAAAAGAAAAAACAATCCTTAAACGATATCAGACACAAGGTGCAAGAACAAACTAAACCCTTGGAGCACCAGCCCGAGTTTCTAGCCCAATCAAACCCTAAACAACAAATTACATTTCCCAAAAACGACGATCCTAAAATTGCGTTTGTCTTAGGAAATGGCACAAGTCGTAGACCTATAGAACCTGAAACTCTAAAACACTATGGCAAAGTATATGCTTGCAATGCTATATACAGAACTTTTGATCCTGATTATCTAGTAGCAGTTGACACTAAAATGATTTTAGAATTACACAAAGCAGGCTACCAAAAGAAAAATCCAAATGTTTGGACAAATCCAAATAAGTCATTAATGAAATACAAAGGTTTTAACTTTTTTAGTCCTAGTAAAGGATGGAGCAGCGGACCTACTGCGTTATGGCTTGCCAGTCAGCACGGCTACGATAAAATTTACATATTGGGCTTTGATTATAGAGGACTAGAAGACGGACAAAAATTTAATAACGTTTATGCAGACACTCCTAACTATAAAAAATCATCAGATAGTGCAACATTTTTTGGTAACTGGATGCGACAAACGCTTACTACAATAAAAGAACATAAGCATATAGAGTATTTTAGAGTAATAGCACCAGATAATTACAGACCACAAGAACTAAATAAACTTGACAATGTACAAACTATATTAGTCGAAGATTTTAATAAAATATTTAAAAATCCTCAAATCTAGGCCAAAAACTCTCATTTTGGCCCCATAATTCTATATATTCAACTTTTTTTACTAAATAATAGTGACAGCCTTACCATAGGTCCAATTACAGGAGATTAAAATGACTAATAAGTTTGAACAAATGCTCGAGCGACTCATAAACGAGGATCGCGAAGGAGCAGAAGAATTATTCCACGAGATTGTTGTAGAAAGATCTAGAGAAATCTACGAAGGTCTATTAGAAAGCGATCTTGAAATTGATGAAACAGAAGACGAAGAAGTTGACGAAGCAACTGACGAAGAAGTTGATGAGTCAGACGAAGAAGTTGATGAATCCAAAGACGAAGACGACGATGACGAAGAGATGGACGAAGGTTTTGATCTCGACGAGTTCGAAGTTGAAGCAGATGACGACATGGGCGGAGATCCAGCAGACGATATGATGGCTGATCTAGGCATGGACAGCGAAGAAGGCGAAGAAGGCGAAGAAGGCGACGAAGAACTTGAAGATCGAGTAGTTGACCTTGAAGACGCTTTAGACGACCTTAAAGCAGAATTTGAAAAAATGATGGCTGGTGACGAAGGCGACGACGACATGGACATGGACATGGACGACGGCGAAGAAGAACCAGAAGAAGAAGCATTCCAGCTTGAATCAGAAGACGAAGAAGTCGACGAAGCAACAGACGAAGAAGTAGACGAGTCAGACGAAGAAGTTGAAGAGTCAGACGAAGAAGTTGAAGAGTCTAAGTCAAACAAAAGTGCTGCTGAACAGATGCGCGAATATGTAGAAAAAGTTGCAGGTGGCGAACTAGGTTCTAAAATCGGCGGCGATGACGGCGCAAACAAAAAATCACCAGTAGCAAGTAAAAACGACATGGGCGGAACTGCTTCTAACATTGCACAAGGCAAAGACAATGAAGCAGGCGATCACGCTGGTTTAGGTGATATGAATGCTAAAGAAGATTCAGCAGGTAACGTGAATGTACCCGGCGGCAAAGCAGGTAAGTCAATGAAAGCAGAGCCAAAAGGTCATGGTGCAGAGAAGAAAGGTGCTGCACCAGAAAAAGCAGGTGCAGAAAGCCCAATTAACGGCGTAAGCACTCGCGCAAAATAAGGAAGCCTGAATGAGAAACTTACGAGAGCATTTGACATTCGACCAAGCAGGCATTGTAATAGAGTCGTCAGATAACGAAAACGGCGGCAAAGACCTTTATATGAAAGGTGTTTGCATCCAAGGCGGTGTACGCAATGCTAATCAGCGAGTGTATCCTGTAAATGAAATTGGCAGGGCTGTCAAAACTCTCAACGATCAAATCAGCGGAGGTTAT